GCCTCACCAATAAAGTTCTTTCCATCAGCTTCCAGTTTTGTGATCATGTGCGATACTCTGTCAAGATTGACAGTTGGGCCTTCTGGGTGTCCAAGTTCCCCAAACGCACGACCTTCAGCAACAAATTCTTTATTGTAACGAGCAACCTCTTTATTCAAAACTGAGAAAGGGTAAACTCGCCCGTTACGATTCTTTTGATCCGCCTGCATAAAGATGCCACGGATTTTCATTTCTTTACCACCACCGTCTTTTTCTTCAGTGATGTATTCTACTTCTTGTATCTGTTCTGCAATAAGTTTCATGTTCTTCCCCTTATGCGTGATGTGCCACTGGTGTTAGTTTCACATCGCCAGAAGCTGCAAAAACTTTATCTGATGGTTCCTTAACCACCATCTGTGCAGCGTTTGAACCAAGGGTAAAAGAACCCTGAGTTACATCAGAAGAATTACAAACCGTAACCAACTGTGCAGATGCATTTGTATTGATGCAGTAAACAACTGTTGCACCATCGAATGCCGCTCCAGATGCAGCAGAGGTTGCAGCGCTTACTTCACTTCCTAACATTTTTAGTTTCATGGTCTTTTCCTAAATTGATAACATTTCTGTCTCAAAGTAGTCCATAAGTTTCTTTGGCGGAACTTTAAACTCTTTTGAAACACTATTTATAGTTTTGTCAAAAGTATTTAGGAAATCAGATGGTTTCGCATCCATTTCCTTGAAAATAGCATCCACAGCCTTACGCATCTTAGGAGATAACTTCTTATACTCCTTAGATTGTTTATGTTCGTCCTTTTCTGGCAACTCTCTATAGAGTTCAGAAATAGTCTTACTCACTATCTTCTTCTACCTCTGGAATATGATGAGTTACGAATGTTTTCGCAACTTCTTGTCTTTTAGTTTCTAGTGCATCACCCACTTTTGCAGCAAGTGCTTGGTTGAATTGTGCTTCTGCACCAAGATTATCACCAGTTGCAATAGAGTCTACAAAGTCTCTTACTGTATCCATCATTTATCTCCTTTTTCTGGGTCGTTTTGTGCGAACATTCCATCATCTGGAGCTCCCATTTCACCACCCTCTTCATCTTTAATTTGATCTTCAATCTCTTGAATATCTTCATCAGACATTCTAAGAATGTTCTTCTTAACATACTCTTTAGAGAAGTATGTACCAACATATGATTCAATCTGTCCAAGCATGTCTAGGCGCTCTCTAAGAATTTCTGCATTCTTGAGTTCTGTGAAGTGTCCATCTTGTAGATAATCAAATTGAATGTGTTCTTTGATTGTATCCCATTCTTCTACTGCAATCACACCTTTAAGAACAAGCTGTGTTTTAAGAATGTCTGCAAATAGAACGGAAAACTTCTTACGAAGTCTTTGTACAAACTTAGTAAACTTCAGTTCATCTCTTGTAATGTTATCAGAACGTCCAATAGAGAACCCTGTCTCTTCTGCAAGTCTTGATACTGGTACGTTCAATGAACGATAAAGTTTCTTTTGGAAGTATGTGATATCATCAATCTCGCCAAGGTTTGAACCGCCAGGCAAGGTTGTGATTTCTGTACCACGGCCACCTTCTCTACGAGGCAACCAGAAATCTTCCAACATTGACATGTGGTTTCTATCGTCACGAATTTCACCAGTTCGTGCATCATACACCAACTTGTTACGATAACGATTCATCACATCTTTTAGGTATGCCTCTGCCTTAATCTTAGGCAAGTTACCAACGTCAATATAGAAAATACGTCTTTCAGGCGCACGAGAAATACGATAGATAACCAACGCATCTTCAATCATACGCAACTGATTAACAGGTTTGATTGCTTTGTTAAGATGAGAAAGGACTGTGCCTTTGTGCATGTCCACCAAACCAGATGGACAATATGTAATTGCATCAGGGCTAATCTTTACACCAGTTGATGTACCAGTGTTTTGATCTATACCCTTGTCATTGTATAGATAAAAATCATCGACTTTACGAACAATCTCAAGTCCTGTCTTTTTATCTACTTCTTTTCTTTGTTCTCTGACCTTCTTAATTTTACGAGGGTCGATATATCTAATTTCTTGCAATCCCTTACGAGGTGCCTTATTATCAATAATCTTGTGATAATATACTCTACCATCTACATACCAGCGTCTAAAGATATCATGTCCTTTGGCGTTAAAATCCAAAAGACGCAATACCTCATTAAATTCATCACGAATTTTACTTTTGATATTTGCAGAAAGTTCTAGTTTGTCTAGGGAAAGGGATACCGATTGATCTCTTTCATCAGAGACAATCGCTTCGTTTACAATATCTTCAATTGCACTGTCACACTCTGGTTGCTGTGCAATATCACGATATCTACGAATTAAGTCAAGTTCATTGCGATCACGGCCATCCATATCAAGGATAGACGCATAGTGTCCACCACCTGATACGATATCAAGCGTGCCATCGTCAGTAGAGGGAGAGGTGAAACCATCACCACTCCCACCCTGATTTGCTCTTGTGATTCTGAAACCGAAAAGTTCCGCCATACTATAGTTCTCCTAGTTTTACCCAACTATTTAGTCAGTTTGTAAAACTGGATTATACGTTACTGGCTGAGAAGTCTGTGTATCTCCACGTTACTTCAAACTCTTCAATTGCACTTTCATTGTCGTAACCCAATTCAATTGGTGCTACAACTGTTGGCCAACAGTTTTTAAGGACATAAGACTTCAGAATTCTGTCATCTCTATCCAATTGCTGTACAGTCAACTGTGCAGTGTAATCAGAAATATTCACAAGTCCAGTGTTTGCTTCAAGATCATTGATACCATTCATCCAACGCTCGATTGCGTTACGAACCATGAAGTCAGTATCGTTGATAACTGTGGTAGACCATGTATCAAATGTTCTATCACCAGCGATAAACATTTGTCTACCTCTGAAGTTTACCTGAATTTCACTGATTGTTTGGCCAGGCAACGAAGCTGCCTTAACCAAATATTGTGTTCTATTTACATCTAAACCTGTAGCGATTGCTGGGGGTGTTGTCATAATGACACGATACTGGTTAGCTCTTGCACCACCACCGATAAGGTTAGATTTAAAATCGTCAATACTAGCCATTTTTTATCTCCTTATCCGCCAATCTCACTGAAAGAAACACCAGTTCTAACAGCAATGAAGTTAAGTGTAATGAAGTTGATTGAACGAGCAGGTTTGATGTAGATATCTCCAACAAACTCATTTCTGTCAATTACTTCACCTGTGTTGTTTGTTTCATCTGCAACAACTGAGAAGTCTGTGATACCTCTACGTCCTTGAACATCTCTCAAGAACGGTTCTACCAAGTTCACAAACTGAGCTCTTGTGAATTCATCGTTGAACTCAAAGAGTTGGAACTTAGCAGCAGTAGCAATTGCCTTCTCAAGTACAAGGAACAATCTGCGAACATTGATTCTGTCGAATGCACTTGGGCGTGACAGTGCAGTTTTGTCACCAAACAGAACTGTACCTTGGCCTGGGAATGTGCAGACAGGGTTAATGCGAGCAGGGTAAATGATATCCCTTTGTGCTTTTGTTGGGTTGTATGCAAGTTTAACTGCACCACGAATTTGTCCTCTGTTGTATCCAGCTGGTGAGAACCAAGGATCTGCAACATTGTCTGTATTCGCAGCAAGTCCAGCGATATCACCGTTCAATGGAACATAGCGATATACATCGTTGTACTTGTCGTACATATACTTGTATCCACTATCGAATACAGCATAAGACGAACTTGCAAGGTTGTCAAAGAAACCTTTAACATTGTTTGTTTGTGCAATACCAGTTGTTACACCAACAACGTCTGCTCTACGAGGTGAAATGAAACCTACGCAGTCCTTACGGCGTTCACAGAGGTCGATAATGTTGGTTGCGTGTGTGATACCATTTGTACTTGCTGGGGATGAACCAGCCATTACAAGGTTAATGTCGATGGTGTCTGGGTCAGACATAACTTCATATGCAATATCCAATTCACCAACGGTTGGTGCAAGAGGACTTGCAGTACCATCTGTACCACCAGTAAGTGTGTCAGTAAGAACACCTGCTTTACCAGCAGTAGATGCATATGAACTACCAGATGCAACATCTGTTCCAGCGTTTGTCAAAGATGCATCGTGATCCATCCAGCGAACATATCTAGAACCAGTGTTAACTACGTTTGCGTAGAAGTTTGAACCACCTTGTGGAGTTCTTGCAGAAGCAGCCTGTGAAACGAAACCATATGTTTCGATTACGGATGTTCCTCTTTGTCCAGCAAGATCGTTGTCATAACCAGTGATACCACCAGTTGCGTCATAGACTACAACGTGCATTTCGTCTGCACTAATGTTTTTATCGGCAGCCCATGTAGATGTGCCAGGCGCACCGTCAAACAAGTCATAGAATCTCCAACGTCTACGAATTGCAGTATCATCTGCAATTGCAGATTTCAAACCACCACCGTTTGGATTGTCTAGTTGTCTAATTGTTAGGTCGTTAGTTGCGATTGCAGTAATTTCATACTGCGAACCATCTGCTTCTTGGAAGTATACAATATCACCGACATTGAACTCTGTTCCATCGTCTACTGTGATAGTTGTATCTCCTGCAGCTGCAGCAGTGTCATCTACCAAAGAAGTAGTTGTTTCTTCATATGCAGTTGCGTTTGAGCAAACTGATACTGCTAGAGCGTTACCATAGGCGCCTGGGAATTTTGCAGCCCATTCTCCTACAGTACCCTGTCCAGCGGCATAATTTGCTTCATATACTTCATCGTTATTGATTTGCAAACCAGTACCGTCAGCTGTTGCGTTCAATGAACCTGCCATGTCGGCACGAACAACACGAAGCCCGTTACTGTATTGCAAAAAGTTGGCGGCCGTAAACCATGTCTCATAGTTGTCAGATGTTGGTTTACCAAAAATTTCTACCAGCTCTTGCTCAGAACCAATCCCGATAATTTCCGATACTGGGCCAGTAGTAAAGTGGCCAGCAATCGCACCGATTGATGTAGCAACAGCAGGAACAACATTGGTAAGGTCAACCTCATTGACTTGGACGCCAGGGGATACTTGAAATGCCATTTCTGTTTCTCCTTTATGGATTCATTATTTAAGTTTTCCAAACTTACACGAATATTTATAAAAAACCTTCTTTTCATTTAGTTTTTTATAGGTTTTGCGGCACATAAATAATTTTATGTCAGAGCACTATCAGAAATACAAAGAAACCATAAAAAGGGTATCCCAAAGGAATTACAGAGCCAGAAAGATATGGGTTAATGAATATCTTTCTGATAAAGTGTGTAATTACTGTGGGGAATCTGAAACCGCTTGTCTCCAATTTTATCCCTATGAAGGGAAAATTCGTCATCTAACTAAAAGAAAAGGATTGAATGAGGAATCTAGAACCGAAGTTGTAGGACTAATCAATCAATCCGAAGTTGTTTGTGCTAACTGCTTCCTTAAATTAGAAAACGATATTATTGATATTATGTAGGTATTTTAAGTTTTCTACCAATCAGAATCGTG